AAAGATTACATTAAAAGGCACTTCAATTCCTTATACATCCACCATGCGCACGGCGAAGAAGAACCGGGCGTGGGAAAACTGCAATTTGAAAATGATTGCGGAACAGATAGGAAAAGAAGCGGGGCTTTCCGTGATGTACCTTGCGGCAAACAATCCGAAGTACAAGCGAAAAGAGCAAGTGCAAAAGTCTGATATAGCATTTTTGCAAAAGCTATGCAAGGCGGCGGGGCTTGCGCTGAAAGTAACCATAATGACAGTGGTTATATATGACGCTGCGGAATATGACAGCAAGCCAGCTATTAAAACCATCAAATATGGCGGCAAGGATTACATATCATACAAACTGGGAACAAGTCTGCATGATACGGCATACACAAGCTGTCATGTTTCCTATACTGACCCGGACAGCAAAGAAACGATTGAAAGCACATACACCCCGGACAGCAAGGACGGCACGGGACAAGTGCTGGAGGTCAACGAGAAAGTAAGCAGCACAGAAGAAGCCTATGAACTGGCAAAAAAGCGGTTGCGTGAAAAGAATACACAGCAATTCACAGCCAGTTTCACAATGGTAGGAGATGTGCAGCTGGTGGCGGGTGCAACAGTGAAACTAAAGGGCTTTCAGATATTCGACAGAAAGTACAAAATCACGAAAGCAACCCACAAGCTGACGGGAGGTTATACAACCGACATTGAACTAAAACAAGTATTGGAGGGCTATTGATGAATGACCCAACACCGTTGGAATTAAAAAACATGGTGCGGGTGGGAACTGTCCAGAGCGTTGACAAAGACAAAATGACTGCCCGTGTTAAGTTTGGAGATAAAGGCGGCATTGTGTCAAGCCCACTGCACATACTAAAACGCCCCGTGTATGTTATTCCGGCTATGGAGAGCGCAAACGAGGGCAAAACAGCTGAAAAAGAATTGAAATATGATGTGTCAAATGTATTGAAGACAGAAAAACATTATCATGAAGCCTATGTGTCATTATGGCTGCCGAATGTGGGTGAAATGGTGCTTTGCATTATGATTGCAGATGGTGACGGTGACGGCTTCATTGTAGGGGAGGTGTAAACGGTGGCGAAGATAGGAAGTTTTGCAAAAGACCTTGTGTTTTCGGTATCTGACAACACCGTGCGCACCTTTGACCAGATTTCATGGAAGACTTCTGCAAAGTATGCGACACATGACAGGCACATAAAAAGGGATGTGCTGGAATTTTTGGGACCAGAGCCGGGAGGTATCAGCTTCACAATGGCTTTTTCCGTATTTCACGGCACAAACCCGCTGAAAGAGATTAAGAAACTAAACAAGATGGTCAACAAGGGCATTGCTGGGCGGCTGGTGTTGGGCGGCAGGGTGTACGGGTCTTATAAATGGGTCATTACGGGCGTACAGTCCACAATGAAGCGTTTTGACAATAAAGGCAACTGCTGGGCTGCAACAGCGCAAGTGACAATGAAAGAATATCCAAAGAGGTGATGAAGCATGGATGTGATAAGAGGTGACGGCAAGTTGCTTGAAAATATTGACCTTGCCCCGGCTAATGCACATCAAGAAGTTATACAAAACATTGCCGTCATACTGGATTTGGTGCAAAAGTCTTGCCCTATGTTCCGGGATGGTGGCTTGCCGGGTGAATTATACGGAAGACCGCTGAATGTGGTTGAAAACATTCTTGTTGGTGAAATCTATGACCAGATAGAAGAATTTGAACCACGGGCAATCCTTGCCGGAATAACATTTGAAGAAAACCATTTGACCGGGCAAATGATACCCATTATTGAACTGGAGGGGGTGACGGAAGAAGATGAGTGATATTACATACCCAGATGTTGAGTTTGTAGAAACTGACACTGAAACAATAATTTCAAACATGATTGCGCTTTATGAAGAACTTGTGAAAGCGTCTGGGCGTGAAGATTACAAAGTGCGCCCCGGAAGCCCGGAAAGAATTTTTATATCATGGATGGCGGCAGTTGTGGTGCAGCAGCGTGTATTGATTAACGATACAGCAAAAATGAATGTGCCACGATATGCGGCAAAATCAGAAAATGAAGATTATCTGGATAGTTTGGCAGAGATATTCAAAGACACACAAAGGCTGCCAGCTTCCCCGGCTTCTGCAATATTCCGTTTTTACATTTCAGAAGCGCAGCCGCAAGCAACAATCATTCCGGCTGGCACACGCATTTCATTTGACGGCGTGATTATTTTTGCAACAAGTGAAGTGCTGGAAATCCCGGCTGGCAGTACATACGGCGATGTTGAGGGCGTTTGCACACAGCCCGGAACGGTTGGAAATGGGCTTGTAGCGGGACAAGTCAAAGAAATAGTTGATTTGTTTGACCATTACCAGAAAGCAGAAAATATCACAACCACAAGCGGCGGGGCTGAAAAGGAAGACAACGCCAGTTATTATGAGCGCATGAGGGACAGCATGGAAAGTTTCAGCACGGCAGGTCCAATCAACGGTTATATATACTGGACAAAAACCGTTTCCGCTGCGGTTGCAGATGTGGCAGTGACCAGCCCAGACGCTTGCATTGTAGATGTGAGGGTGCTTCTGCAAGACGGGCAGGAAGCCACGGAAGCGGTATTGCAGGAAATAGAAGACGCTTTAAACGCTTCTGACATACGCCCGCTAACAGATGTTGTGACGGTATCAACGCCGGACACGGTGGACTTTTCGGTTGATGTTACATTTTATATCGGACAACCAAACGCAAACAGCGCAGCAGCCATTGAAGCAGCAGTGCGGCAAGCGGTTGAAGATTATATAAGCTGGCAGACTTCCAAAATGGGACGGGATATAAACCCGTCTTATTTAACACAAATGATGATGGAAGCCGGGGCAAAGCGTGTTGTAGTACGGCAACCCACATTCACAACCGTTGCGGATATTGCAGTGGGTAAGCTGACCGCAAAAACGGTATTGAATGGGGGTATAGAAGATGTCTGAAACAATTTATAACGCAGATTTTATCAAGTATCTTCCGCAGCCGTTGACGCATGACCCCAAAATGATTGCGCTTGCAACGGCAGCAGCAGAAGAACTGCTGACAGTTTCCGGGCTTATGGACAATGTATTGATATATTCACGCATTGACGATTTGCCGGAAGATTTGGTGGATGTGCTGGCGTATGACTTCCATGTTGACTGGTACGATTATTCATACCCGTTGCAAGCAAAAAGGGATTTACTGAAAAGCAGTGTCCGGGTGCATAAGAAGATGGGGACAAAATATGCGATAGAAAAAGCATTGTCCGCATTATACCCGGAAAGCGAAGTGGAAGAATGGTTTGAATACGGTGGAGAGCCGGGACACTTCCAGATAGTTTGTGATGTGACTAATTCAAGGATTGTTGCCAGCCTTGCGGATATTATACGGGCAGTAAAACTATACAAAAGACTTTCTGCGCATTTGGACGGCGTGGCATATCAAGCGCACATACATTGCGAGATACAGACACACGCAGAATATTTCCGCTATCATGTACCGCTGACCGGGAAGCTGAAAGCCGGAACACACCCGCAGAGAAACAGACGGGGGATAAATTACGGCAACAATATTGTTGTGGGAACGGAAGCGGCGGGATTTATCTTTGTAAATCCGGCAGCAGGAACTATCCCATACAGAAATATGGTATTTCACAACCAGACGGCACAAATTGACGCAGAAACGGCGTTGAATGTGTTTGGGTATAGAAATACACCAGCGGGGCAAATAAACGCCGGAGAAAGCCCACAGCGAAGCCACAGAGGGCAAAGCGCAGGGGCAGCAGTGGTGGCAGAAGATATGGCGGCAGCATATCACTTCACCAGTCCGGCAGCAGGAACGGTCCCGGAAAGAAGCACGGTGCAGCGAACCGAGGGCGGGGCGGTAGAAAACACGATTGCGGCAACGGCGTTTTCATATTCCGTCAAGCAGTGCGGAAGCACCCAGAAATTATAGCAAAGGAGGATGAACCATGCTGACAACGCAAGCAAAAGAAGATTTCAAAAGTTTCATTGAAAGAATTATCAGCTATGCGGTTGTTACGGTCAACGGCGTTGCCACAAAGAAAGCAATTCACCGCAAAGAAAGACTTTCTGACGGCAGGGTGGCAGTCTATATTGAGATAACGCCACAGCTGGGGACCACGGCAACCATTACGAAAGTACAGCTTTACAACACAGCAAACAAGTTGTGGGCTGAAAAGTCGGAAAGCATAAGTCTTTCAAGCGTACAAGAGGGCGCATTGTACCGCTTTGTGTTCGACTTTGTAGAAAAGGAGGTGTAAAAAACAATGTATCAACCTACAATCTGGCAAGACCATGTGACAGAGTTTGAAAACCGCTACACGGAGAGCCGCAATGATGATGGGTCAATTACCCATACCCCGGTTGAGGGCGAAATCATACAGCAGGGGACACCGCAGAGCGCACGAAACTTCAACCACATGGAAGACGGCATTTCTAATGCTGGAGAACTGGCGGCACTTATGGCGGCAGAACATATCCACCAGCAGCAGTCCATAAAGGACCTTGCGGGCGAAACAATGACCGTGACGCTGACCAATTCGCAAGCGTACCCGTTCAACAATTCGCAAGCAACCGTATCACTGGCGCAGACAAGAAACCATCTTGACTATACCGTGACTGCGGAAGTTGTGGAGTATTCCGGGGGATTTCCGGGAGAAATTGAAATTTCCGCAAAGCTGCTGAATGGCTTTAAGGTCGCATTTACTGGAAGCGCAACAAGCGTGACGGTCAAATTATATGTGAAAGGCGGGTTTTATTGATGGCAGCAGCAGTGATTATCAAGCAGGAAGAACGCAGAGCGCATGAAGCGGCGGTGCTGCGTTCTTTTGGCGTACAAGGACAAGGAACAGCGGCGCAGCGGGAAGCAGCGGAAGTGATAGCAGCCCGCAGCGTTGAGGTAGTACAAGGAGGGAAAGAAAATGGCAAAAAATACTATTAAGGTTGTCGAGAAAGCACCCGGAAAGCCGCACATTGAATGGGCGCAGTCCGGCACAAAGAAAATCACTTTTGGTGATGATGAATTGACAATCAACCTTGCAAGCAGAGAGCGTGACGAAAAAGTGACGCTTGATATTTGCATTGACGCAGAAGACGGCATTGTGATTGGTGTTGGCGGCACGGCGCAGAAATACGCTGCGCAAATTGAAATTCCGGCAAGGCGTTATGATGTTATCGAAGACGGCACGGACGAAATAACCGGGGAGGTTAGAGAAGTACCAGTGCCGATTGACTTTGATATTTCACTTTGCACACTGACATTATGGGAAATGGAGGTATAAAAAATCATGGCAAATTTTGATGATTTAAGCATGGCGGTTGCTTCTTTTGGGGGCAACAACAAGGTCATTTTTGACGATTTAGAAAAGCCGTCAATTATGGTTGGCGTTCCGAAAATGAAGTATTCTGACCTTATTACTGGCGGCACACAAGATGTGCTGGATGTTTTCAAGGTAGATGGCGTTGAGCGTGATGTGTTATGGGTATCAAAATACATCAACATTGTTATGAATGACCGTGCATATTCGCTGCCCATGAAAGACCCTAAAGCGTATATCAATTTTGACCAGTCCGTTGCAGCTTGCCGCAAAAAAGGTGCTGGCTGGGGGCTTATGCCAAACGGTCTTTTTGCTGCGCTGATGTTGTGGTGCAATCGCAACGGCTTTCTTCCGAGGGGAAACACAAACTGGGGCGCAAGCTACGAAAAAGCATATGAAAAAGGCGTTATCAGCGCAGTTATTGACGCTACAAAGGGCGGCAGAACCGCAACGGGCAGCGGACCGGCTACATGGTATCATGACGGCACGGTGGCTGGTATTGCTGACATTTGCGGGCTTATGGCTGAATGGGTCGGCGGCGCAAGGATTGTCAACGGCGAAATCCAGATTATCCCTTATGGCAACTGCATGAAAGCGGATTGCGACATGAGCGCAGATAGTACAGAGTGGAAAGCGATTAAGCCGGACGGCACACTGGTTGACCCCGGAACTGCCGGAACACTGCATTATGATTATGTGTCAAACAAGATTGTTATTAACACGGCTACAAATTCCGCTTTCAACCAGAATATTGCATTTTCGCAGCTGGCAGCAGCAAGCGGCGTGAACATTCCGCAAATTTTGATTGCTAACGGATTTATCAAAGACGGTGCGGACATTTACCCCGCAACTGGACACCAGCAGTATATCAATGCGGACGGCGAAAGGTTGCCGCTCCGGGGGTCGTACTTCAGCAGCACTTCCAGCGGTGGCGTTGGTTATCTGAACTTCAACGACGCCCGTTCCGACAGCAGCAACGACATTGGCTTCCGCTCCGCTTATGATGAAAAACTGGCAACTGGCAACTGATAAACTGCGGGGCTTGCGACAGCAAGCCCCATCCACCAAAAACAATAAATAATAGTAAAAGCGGGGTGCGATAAGTGGAAACGATAGAAGAACAGTTGCCGCCGCTGGATGAAGTGCGGGACGAAGCCACGCAGGAAGATTTCAAGACCAAAAACAAAGTCTATGAATTATTACTGTATGCAGGACCACAACTTGAACAATTCCCAAAGTCGCAAAGAGTGCTTGCAAATGAAATCCGGGAAACTATGCTGCAAATACTGCGGCTGGTTGTCACGCTGGAGAATAAGCACTACAAGAAAACCACGCTGGGAGAATTGGACAATGAAGTTGATGTGCTGCGGCATTTGGTACGGCTTGCAGCTGACCCAAACTATATGAGGGACAAAAAGCCTTGCTTGCCCATGAAGAAATATGAGCAAATGTCAAAGAAAATCAATGAAATTGGACGCATGATAGGCGGCTATTATAAGTCTTTGAATGGCAACCCGGCAAATGCCGGGAAGCAAGCAAAGAAATAAAAGACTGGGGCTTTCTGCCCCAGTCTTTTATATACGGGAGTAAGCCATATAAGTGGACATTTGTTGCCGCTCCGGGGGTCGAACTTCAACAACACTTCCAACGGTGGCGTTGGTTATCTGAACTTCAACAACGCCCGTTCCAACAGCAACAACAACATTGGCTTCCGCTCCGCTTCACCCCATTTTGCCAGATAGACAGCAGCACAAGTGCTGCCGCCCCGTGCATTTGGGTTTAAGGGGTTTATTTCCGTTTCAAAAGGGACCACGGATGGGAACTGGAGAAAGAAGATTGAATTGCCGTGAAAACTGTTAGTAGGTCGATTGTGGGCTGAAAGCTGGCAGCAATGCCGGACATATAAGTTATGTTTGAAATGGGTAAAACCAAAGTAGATTTGCACGGCTTATTTTAACATGATAGGAGGGAAAAGGATTGCAGACCATCAAAAACATTTTCCCTTTGATTTATGATTTTGAAAATCTGCACAACGCCTACAAGAAAGCTATAAAATGCAAACGGTACAGACCAGATGTGATGGCGTACACGGACAAGCTGGAAGAAAATTTGATTGAATTGCAAAATGAATTTATCTGGCAGACTTACGAAGTGGGACGCTATAACATTTTCTATGTGTACGAACCGAAAAAGCGCATGATTATGTCATTGCAATTCAAAGACCGGGTGGCGCAACACGCTATTTACAGCCAGCTAAACCCGTATTTTGAAAAGCAGTTTATATATGACAGCTACGCTTGCAGGGTCGGAAAGGGAACACACCGGGCAGTCAACCGCTTGTATGGATGGCTGAAACAGACGGACAGAAAGCCGCAGCGGTGGTATTATTTGAAACTTGATATTTCAAAATATTTTTACCGTGTGGACCATGAAATTTTAATGGGTATCTTGCAAAAGAAGATTGCTGACAAGGATTTGTTGCACATTCTTTCAGTGATTGTAAATTGCGAAGATACTCATTTTGGTTTACCGCTGGGCGCAGATGTAGGAAATGTGGCGTATGATGAACTGCTGGGAGATGTAGGCTTGCCCATTGGCAATCTTACTTCACAGATGTTTGCCAATTTGTATTTGAATGAACTTGACCAGCATTGCAAGCACCATTTGAAATTGCATTATTACATACGATACATGGACGATATTATTATTTTGCACCCGGACAAAGTATTTCTGGAACGGGTAAAGCAGGATATAGCAGCTTTTCTTGATGAAAAACTGCGCTTGCAGCTGAATAATAAAACTTGCATAAGACCAACAAGCATGGGTATTGAATTTGTGGGCTTCCGGGTATGGTCAACGCATTTGAAACTACGGAAGAAGACCGCAAAGAAGTTGAAAAAGCGTTTGAAGTATATGTTTGGGGCATACGCCGCCGGGGAGATTGACCGGGCAACACTTGACCGCAGCATTGCTTCATACAAGGGCATATTGCAGCACTTCAACAGCTACGGTCTGCGGCAAAGTCTGAATGGGCTATATGTCAAAGAAAAGCAAAAAGAGCAAAACAAGGAGGAACAGACAAAACATGGGAACACAGACGATTGACCCAGCAAGCGTCTGGGAGATAGTGAAAACGCTTCTGGGATGGCTTGCAGGAATAGGGATTGTGATTGATTTAACGCCGGGGCTGAAATTCCAGCCCGTGCGCTGGCTTCTGTCACGGCTGGGAAATCTCATAAATGCGGACATTAAGAAGCAACTTGACGGCTTGCAAAAGGAATTTACAGAATTTAAGGTGGACGCATGGCGCACGGAAATACTGGATTTTTCCGACAGTTGCATAAACCATCAAAGGCACACGAAAGAACAATTTGACCATGTTATTGATACTCTGGACAAATACGAAAAGTATATCACGGAAAACAAGCTGAAAAACGGGCAAGTGGATGTTGCCCATGAATACATTCTGGAGATATACAAGCAGTGTATGCGTGACAATGATTTTGCGCTGGACGAAGAAGACGAAAAAGCCAGAAAGAAAGCAGCGCAGACGGCACGAAGCAAAAGAAGTGGAGGTGACGCAAAGTGAAGTATCTGTTATTTTTCATTATCGGATTTATGCTGGCGGTTGCATTGTTCATCATTTACAATCTTCCAGCATTGCAGAAAAGGCGCAGGAGAAGAAAGCAGGAACTTGAAGAACACCCGGAAAGAAAAGGCGGCACAACAAAAGTGCTGCTTTTTTCAATCCTTATAACATACTACATTGCATTTGCAGTGGGCGTGTGGGTTGTTGTCTTTCAAGATGTGTACCAGTTGCAAACGCTTCTGGCATTTGTCGGCGGCGTGACGGGCGCGGCGGTTGCTTTCTACTGCTGGAAAGCAAAAGCAGAAAACTTGCTGAAAATCAAAGCAGCAAACCCGGACTTGTGCGGGTCGCTGTCTGATTTCTCAAATATGCAGTAAATGAAATGGAGGGATAGCACATGGCAAACACAGTTGACAAGGTAATAAATGTGGCAGCCGCAGAAGTGGGGTATCTGGAGAAGTCCGCAATAGCGTACAAGAAAAATCCGGCAATCCTTGACGAAAAGACAGCCGGGGCAGGGTCGGACAATTACACGAAGTATGGGCGTGATATGCACAAGATTTATCCGACAGTGATGGACTTCCCGGCGTATTGGTGTGACGCATTTGTTGACTGGTGCTTTTATAAGGCATACGGCGTGGCAAATGCAAAAGGGCTGCTGGGCGGCAATTTTGATGATTACACGGTGGCAAGTGCGGGGCTTTACAAGAATAAAGGCGCACTGGGGACAGAACCCAGAAAGGGCGCACAAGTATTCTTCACAAGAAACGGGCAGACAAGCGGTTGTCACCATACCGGGCTTGTGTATGCGGTTGACGCAACATATTTCTACACGATAGAGGGCAACACATCCGGCGCAAGTGGCGTTATATCAAACGGCGGCGGGGTGGCAAAAAAGAAATACAGCATATCAGCATACAAAGGCAAGGTCATTTTTGGTTATCCAAAATATGACGCTGGCACATCCGGCAGCACCGGGACAAGCCAGACAACAAAGAAGACAGCAGCACAAGTGGCGCAGGAAATAGCAGACGGAAAAGGCAGCTGGGGCAACAATCCACAGAGAGCCGAAAAGCTGAAAGCGGCAGGGTATAACCCGGACGAAGTGCAAAAGCTGGTCAATGCTATTTATGCCGGACAGAAGCAGCAGAGCAGCACCGGGGCAACAGCAGCAACCGAAACAGTTTACACAGTGAAAAAAGGTGACACACTTTCAAAGATTGCAGCAGCGCACGGCACAACATGGCAGACGCTGGCAAGCTATAACGGCATAGCAAATGCAAACAGTATCAGCGTGGGGCAGAAAATTAAGATACCCGGCAGCGGGACCCGTACTTATACCGTGAAAAAAGGTGACAGTTTATGGGCGATTGCTGAAAAGCAGCTGGGTGACGGTAGCAGATACAACGAGATTAAGGCATTGAACGGTCTGAAATCGAATGTTATCAACGCAGGGCAAGTGCTGAAATTGCCCGTAAAATAAATCTGGAGGAAAGAAGAATGGACAACAAAACACTTTTTACAATCATTTATGCAGCTGTAACAGTGGCGGCGTTCCTTGTCGGAAAATATGTTTTCCCAAAAGTGCCGCAGAATATGAAAGACAAGCTGAAAATACTTACAGACTGGGCGACAAAATTTGTTATCTGGGCAAAAGAATTTCTTGACAAGAAAACCGGGGCTGAAAAGATGGCTGCGGTTGTCGAACAGCTGAAACGCATTGCAGATGAAGCAGGAATTGAAGTGACAGAAGAACAGCTGAAAGCGATTGCACAAGCAGCCTATGAAGCAATGAAAGCAGGGGAAGCAGAAGCAATCCCAGCACAGCTGGAAGCGGTCACAGCACAGCCAGCGGCAACGGTTGTGATTAACACCACAGCAGAGAAAGTGGCGATTGCAACAGATAATGTGCCGGATGGGGCATTGCAGGAGAACCCAGACGGGACAGTGAACACCTATGACACAGACGGAAACAAAACGGGGACGATTTCAGCAGAAGAAGCAGAAAAAGCCGCCAGCAATGTTGAAGTAATTGTGACAAAGGAAGACAACGAATAATTTGACCGCTGGAGGGGCTGACAGCCCCACAGACAAACAGAAAGACCGCAAGTGTAAAAATATACGCTTGCGGTCTTTTTGCGTTTCTGGGCGTTTCTGGGGCTTATTCTGCGGCGGGTATCAATTCATAGTCCGCAGCTTCTTTCTGGGATAATTCCCGGCTATACTCAATATATCCCCATGCTTCACGCTGGATTTCCGGGCAGAACTGGCGGCGGTCAAAATTTACAATGTTTTCTGCGCCGTTCCGGGGATATGTGCCGATACTGACCGGGCGCATGATACTATAATACTTTTTCATCATTTCACCTACTTTCTAAACAATCTCAAAGTGTATATGTTCAAATACAAGCGTTGCCCCGGTATTTGGCGCACCGGGTAGCAAGTATTCAAAACAACACGCTTCACCAGCTTCACAAACCTTGCCGTCAAATTCATGGCGGCGCATACTTTTTCCGGCATAGTCCGGGTGATTATTTATGATATTTGCCCATTGTTTCTTGCTGACCTTATACATTTTCGTTCACCTACTTTCTGTTATTGCTGGGGCGGCAGGTCCCGCCGCCCCGTCTGATGATTTATGCTGAAAGCATAGGACACATGGAGTATTGACCCAGAGGAAAAACAGTTTCAGCGTTTCTATATTCAGAATATTTCTTGCTGATACGGCACTTCTTTGTTTCTTTGCCGTCTGAAAGTGTGACGGTCTGGGCAGTCCGTGCAATCACGGTGTATGTCCATGTGCAGTTGTGGTCACAAATGCTTGTCATACTGTATATGCTTCCGATTTCAAATTTTTTCATATCCTTGTACCTCCGATTGATTTAATGTGTTCGTTCCTTTAACTGTCTTTATTATACTTCCGTAAGTATAAAAATGCAAGCCCGGAATGTTGCACAAATATACTTCCGTAAGATTATGCAAAATTTATACTTCCGTAAGTTTGGGAAATGTGCTATACTTACGGAAAACAATATTGAAAGAGAGGTGACGAAAAGTGACAGACGATAAGAAAGCAGCAGCGCAGCAGGAAAGCAACAAACAATACCAGATACCGAGAGGACCAGCGGCAACAGTAGCAAAGAATAAATACCGTGATAAAAACTATGACAGGGCAGAACTTGCCTTGCCTAAAGGAATGAAAGCAGCAGTGAAGAAGATTGCAGACCAGCAAGGGCAGTCTTTCAATGAATATGTGACTGGGGCGATAAAAGAAAAAGTGGAGAGGGACACCGGGGAGGAATTGACATGGGAGAAGAACGGCTAAAAGAAATAATGGCAGCAGTGCTGGATGATGAAGACTGCAAAAATCTGATTTGTGGGCTGCCATACGAAAAAGCGATACAAAGCAAGGACACAAACGGCTTATACGATTATTGCGAAAAAACGGGCGTGTTTAAGTGGAAGCGGGGCGCAATAGAAAGGCGCAGAAAAGAAGAATTGCTGGAACTGTACTGGAAAATTAAAACAGCAGGAATACAGAACAGCACAGAGAGCAAAGCGGAAGTGCTTGACAACTCACAAGAAAAGCACTGTTTCTTCAAGTGCCAAAAATGCAGTTATAACCGCATATCAAAAGAGGATGTATTTTGCCCAAGTTGCGGAAGAAAACTGCTATTTGACAAAGCACCAAAGGTAAAACCGGGCGTGTATGTGAAATATGAAAGTGTAGCGCAATGATTGTTGATAACTGCGGTGGATAATGGGGATAAAATAAGCCCCAGAAACCTTGAAAATAAAGGGCTGGGGCTTATGGAGTACAAAGTTAAGAAATACCCCCGTAATAATTAAGTTTGTACTCCATAGGCTGACAAAAGAAAATAGGCTTTCAACCTATGCTTGCATAAACTACGGGGAAGCCTACGCCCCGGAAGAAATAGCAGACCGCAGCATTGTTATAAATGCAGACGCTGGGGAAGTAATAGAAGCGTTGCTGCGTCAAGCGTAAAAATATATAGTGATTTCCTTTTTCACATTATCGGCGGTTATTTTCTCAATGAGTGCATGGCTTGCAGCCGCTTTCTGGTCCATTGGTACATCCGATTGCAGCAGGGAGAGGGCAGACAGACATTTTTCTTGAAAAGCGGTCTGGTCAAATTGCGGCTGCGCTATGCTGTCCCGCCGTGCTTCCATTTTCTCAATGGCAGCAGTCAACCGCACTTTGCTTTCCCGGTATTCTTCCAGCGTGTCAATTTCTTCAATATACGCTTTCTTTGCCCTTGATAGCTGGTTTTTCAGCTTCTTAATTTCTGCTTCATAATCAATAATGCTTTTGGGCTGCGGTCTGGTCAAATGCAGATTGCAGATAACTTCCGGGAAATCGCATATTTCTTTCAACTTCTCAAACACAAGATTTTCAACCGTCTTCACTGGGATTGTGAGATTGCCGCATACTGCACCGCTGACAGTATTATTGCAGCGGTAACGGCTGCCCCGCCCGTTATATCCTTTTTGGTAGGGGAATGAACCGCCACAGTACGGACAACGTAGCA